CCGATATCTTCTTTTTGATCTTGGAGAAAGTTACAAGGGATATCGAAGATGACATCGTTGGAGAACAAATCATCAAACCTTTGGTAGACTTAAACTTCAAGGTTGTAGATTATCCACGTTTCCGTTTTGAACCGATCAAGAAAGAGAACAGGTCGGTACGCGCCAAGGTACTTACGCTTCTCAAGGATGCTGGCTTCATCGATCCGCGCGAGGGTTGGGTAAGGGATTTCATTGAGATCCCGAAGACTACGGAAACTTTCCCAGTGACAGAACAAGAGATTGACGACCCATCTCTTCCTAACCACGACTTGGCTATGGAGATTATCAAACTTCTGTTACAAAGGAACCCGAACGTAGAACCTGAAAACGGTAAGGTGTTAACACAAAGAACAGGCGGCAAGACCATTGACACGTCGCCTACCATCGGTGCTAAGTCAGGCAGAGGCCCAGTGGAAGTCCAAGGGCTAAGGCTCTGAGAGGTGTACAATGGCTATTGTATTGGATAAAGATTTGTCCCTGGCCACTGATGAAGAACTCGTTGTCATCTCTGAGAACATACACAGTATGTTTCTGAAGGGCTAAGTAGGTGCAGAGGACTTCAAGATCCTTTTCGATCTCATCAAAGAAGAAATGGTTCAACGAGGTATCGATATACCTTTGTCGATAGAGGAGAATCTTTCTAGCCCAAACGGTTTCGAAGGCGAAGAAGAGAACGCATGCAAGGACAAAGAAAAGGAATACGCAGTTCGTGTGAAGACCGTTCTTCACAGACTGCGTTCCAACATTGTTCCGATGCTGACAGGCGCAGTATCAGTGCATGGCAAGGATACCGATCATGTCCACCCGTGCAAGATCACTCTCGATCATAGCGCAATCAAAGAAGCTTTCAAGAAAGCTGCTTTCAACATCTCCGAGGTACTCGGAGATTATCAAGATGCTGTCCACTTCTGCACGGAACGTGAAGAAGGTACAACCACCCCGCTCTACGATGTCTGCCTCGTCCCCTCTGGAAAAAAGGTTCAGTTCTATAAGGAGCCTATTAACGCGGACCAGGATGGCATTGCGTACTTCCATCAAATACGAAGATCCACACAGCAATCGGCGTCTGCCGCGAGATCTTCTGTAAGGAACAATTGGGTTACCCCAGGTAAGTTCTTCTGTCAGGTACCTTTGACCAGAGGTGCTCATCCTGAGATGGCATCCGACGTTACCGATGTTCCATCATCTGTGCGCGACGACACGTACCCCCTCGCCATGATGCCTGTTCGTAGCGATGTGTTCGTCCAGGTTCACAAGAAGGGCGACCGTATATCCATATGGTCTGACGATGGTCGCGTCCTGACAAAAGAACTGATGCACCTTGTCAACACCTTGAAGAACTATTTCCACGACGACGAGTTTGTCTTGCTAGGACATCTTGCTATCGAGGATAAGGGAAAGCCGCAGTCGTCCCTTACCATGCGTGAGTGGCTCGATGGAAAGTATGACGGCGCGCCCCGCGTTACTTTGTATATGCATGATCTTCTCTATCACAACGGAGAGAAGTATCAGAATAAACCATGGAGCGATCGCTTCGACAAATTGATAGCGTTCGCCGATGGTCGTATCAGCTACGACGGATCTTCGGTGCAACGTGTTGTACCGTTGATGGCTGCGCATCGCAAAGAGATCGTGCCCACAATCAATCGATTGAAGAAAGAGCAAGCACACTGCCGAGTCATAGCCATGTGCAGCGTGCCTTACGATTTGAATAAGTGTCAGCCTCACGTATACTTCCAGCGCAACGCCCGTATCAACGTTGTCGTGACGCGTGTGGATGACACTCATATCTCCGGGGTCAGTAACTTCACTGTTGGACTTGACCCCGGAGATATGACCTTTTCGGACTGCACTTATATAAATGGAAAGAAAGTGGTAGAGATCGGTAAGACTCTGTCCACTACCAGATGGTCATACCCCGGCGACATCGTAGAGGTAGAAACCGAGGCGTTAGTACACGATAAGGTAGAGGACTTGGACAGACTCAGGGCGTACCGTGCGCGGGTGGTGAAGAAGGTTACAGACGTAAGCTTTCCGTTCTATGCAGAAACCGTGATACGAAAAGCCAAGGATAATCTGATCTACTACGGATAAAGTAGTTGTCAAGAATTTCTGCATGGGTTATTATTGTATACAGATGCAACGATGAAGTTTGAATAGGAAGGGCCGACGATGGCCAGTCCAAGGAAACACGGCAGGCAACGAGCGTTGAGGGGCGAACCCCGTTAGTCGTATCTGATACGACAGCTTGCTTGTTTCCGCCCCCCTTCTCTCGATGCCTTCTTGCTGGAAGGACTCAGATGAAGGGCACGACCAAAGAGACAGCCGGTCACACCCACCATTGGCGGGTTGTCCATTTCGATGGGGAGTTTAGCGGCTACACCGATACCATCGACGGGCACTTCCATTCGGTGAGCTTCAAGAGCCGCAAGGATTTCCAAGACGAGATCGTGCTCACCACTTCTGTAGAGAGTGGGCATTCTCACGAGGTCATCATTCCTGGGGAACTCATGGACAGTGAACGGGGTCTTCTCTTTCGCAGAGTCCTGAGTCTTCCCGATAGCGAGTCGCCTTACGGGCCGGATGAGTCGGACCCGGAAGAGGACGAACTCAAAAGGTTGAAGCGCAAGATCGACGACGACGGCCTTCCTATCCGAGAAGCATTCCAAGGTAAGTTCACCAAGGAAGCATGGGACGGCAGCAAGAGTCGTTTCAGCATCGATCAACTTCGTAAGTCCGTGCCATCAGCCATGCGGGAATGGGGAGACAAGCAGGAAACCGCGACCGGTGAGCCCAGCAAAGACAACTACAAGCTCCCCTACAAAGAACCAGACGGCACGATCAACGTGAACGCAGTCCGTAACGCTCTCGCAAGAGCTAGTTCTGTAAAAGACGTACCCGAAAATGTCATCTCCAAGGCAACTGCGGAACTCCAGCGAGTGCTGGAGGAGGCCAAAAAAGCAGGCTTCTCCGCGCTGGAGTCTTCCGAGATGCCCAGACAGAAAGAAAGGATGGCACTCATAAGGGATGAGCGTCTGTTCCAGGTTGGAGAATGGAACGGACAGGAGATCGACATTGATTACCTGCATCATCTCGCCAACAACTACGGAAGACTGAAACTCTCTTTTGAACCACCCATCAAGGCCGGTCACGACGACATGGACCACAGCAAGTTCTTCGGCGAGGCCTCCGCTGGATGGGTACACAATCTGAGAGTTGATGGGGTATTCCTTTACGGGGACCTCGAAGTACCGATGTCCGTCTATGACGAGTGGCTTGCGACCGGCAAGGTTCGGTACAAGTCCATCGAGATCATACCGGAATTCAAGCGCAACGGAATCAATTACGGCCCAGTCATGGTTGGTCTTGCCCTACTCGGTAGGAACTTTCCAGCCGTCAATGATCTGGGCGCGATAGCGCTTCCGTTTGCGCAGGACAATACGTTCCAGATCATCAAGTTCACTTATCACTATGGAGGTGAAGAAGACGTGAACGAGGAAGAGAAGAAAGCATTTCAGGACGAACTGAACACGTTCAAGACCAAACTGGCAGAGATCGAGGAAGAGAAGAAAGCCCTCGCTCAGGACAAAGCCAAGTTCGAGGCAGAGGCCAAGGAAGCCAAGGAGAATTTCGCGAAGGCCGACGTGCAGATCAAAGAGATGGCCGAGGCCAAGACCAAGGCCGAGGACGAAGCCAAGCATCTGAGCGCCCAGCTTTACGCGACCGAGGCCAGCGGTTTCGCCGCAGAACTCAAGGCCAAGGGCAAGCTCCTTCCGCGCCAAGAGGAAGACTTCGTCGCCCTCTACCTGTCCCTCAACAAGGGCATGGTCGTGAAGACCTTCGCTCAGAAAGACGCAGACGGCAAAGACGTCGAGGTCAGGAAGAGCCAACTCGATCTCTTCAAGGATCTCTTCAGCGACATCGAGAAGCAGATCGACCTGGACAAGCAAGACGCCGCCGACAGCACGCCCGTGGTTCCCGATGTGCCCGAGCCCGGAGAAGCCAGCACCAATCCCGCGCCCGTGAAGGGTGAGATCCCCGCCGACTTCCCCAACGCCGAAAAGTACAACGAGTACCTCAAGAAGACCCCGAACCTCACGCTCAAAGACTCCGACGTGGTCAAGATCGCGGGGGAACTCAAGTCCAAGAACGAAGGCATGAGCGACGAGCAGGCTCTTCGCCAGGCCTACGCTCAGAAGATGAGCAAGTAGCAAACCGCGCCTTGCGCATTGCGACTTAACAATTACATCTAACTTTGATTTCAGCCTCGAATGGAGGTGACAAGATATGGCAGGAACCGGAATGGGAGTCAAGCCCGGAGAGACCGAATCCTTTCAGGTGAAGAACGGCACCACGGTGACGAACTTCGCAGCCCTCGTTCAGAGTGGCACCACGGAAGGTGAGTGCGATCTCCCCGCCGCCAAGAACGATCCGTGCATCGGCATCGCGATGTACGCCCAGGCAGAAGACAAGATGGTGGCCGTCATCAAGAGTGGCACGTACTGGGCCAAGGCCAACGTGACCCTCGGTGGTGCCATCGTTCCCGGTGACAAGTTGATCATCGCCGATACGTCGGGTCGTCTCATGAAAGACGACACGGCTTCTGGCGCGGTCGCTTACATCGTGGGCACTGCCCGAACCCCAGCGTCGGCAGACAACGACGAACTCATCGTCGCCATCGAACTCGACGAGTACCAGATCGCTTAACAAGTTACTGCATTCTTTGGAGGTGAATTTTAATGCCCGGAATCCCTGGACCAGTCAACGTCCATTTCGATCTTCCGTTGACCAACTTCGCTCTGAAGTACGACATTTTGGAGTACGTTGGTTATCGAGTAGCGCCCGCCGTTTCCGTCATGCACGAAAGCGATCGGTACTACATCTTCGGACAGAGTCGGGACAGCCTGAACGTGCCGAACGCCAAGCGTGCGATCGGCGACATGTCCAACGAGATCAAGTTCCAACAGACCGACGACGCTTACTCCTGCGATGAGTACGCGCTGCGGTATGCCCTCGCCGACCGTGTCCGCGACAACGCCGACGACATCATGCGTCTGCGTCAGCGCGGCACTCAGCAGTGCATCGACCAACTCAACCTCGCCAAGGAACGACGTCTCCAGCCCCTGTTCCAAAGCTTCGGTGCCGCGCCGCTGGTTCCCGGTGCCAACGTCGCCACCAAGTGGGACGCAGGCACGACTGCCGACCCCGAGTCGGACATCAAGAGCGCAATGGGAATCATCCGCCGAGCAATCGGCAGAGACCCCAACACGATCCTGATGACCCAGGATGTGGCCGATGCCCTGGTCGCCCACTTCAAGTCCACGCTCAGCAACGTGGACATCGCCGCCAAGCTGACGTTCGTCGACCTCCCCAACGTGCTGTGGGGGCTCAACGTGATCATCGCGAAGAGCATCTACAACACGGCGAACGCCGGTCAGACCCCGTCCATCGCGGACATCTGGAACGACAACGTGACCGTGTTCTACATGGACCCGTCGCCGTCCATCGATGTCATGTCGTTCGTGTACACTTTCCAGGCTCGCCCTTACCTGACCAAAACCTGGAGAGACGAAGCACGCAACGTCGAGAACATCGAAGTGTCCGTCGTCGAAACCGAGAAGATGGTGGCTCGCGAGGCCGCTTACGTTCTCGGAGACACCCTCACGTAATCGTAGCGGGTAACCGCAACGAGGTCGTGAGAATGACTGAGATCAAACCCCGGCGGGGGCTTCGGCCCCTGCCGGGGAACTATGAAAGCAGAAGTGCAATGGCAGAAATGATCAAAGTGGAGTTTGTCGAGAACGTGATGAACAAGGGAAGGTGCTACCAAGCTGGAGAGATTGTATCTCTCCCTGAAAGCACGGCCAACCTGTACAAGCAAAAGGGCTGGGTCGTCTTCTTGAAAGACAAGCTTGCCCGTCTGCAAGCCGAACTCGAAAAACCCGACGAAATCGAAGACGCCGAGGATGAGCCCATCAAGATGGTGGAAGAGACCAAGCCCATCGAGATGGTTGGACCCAATACGGTTCACAAACCGATCCCGCTCAAAGCAAAGCGCCCAGTGAAGAAGGCTACGAAGCGCGGGAGGTAACCGGTGGCGTACGCCGATTTCGACAACATCAATACGTTACTGGCTGGGCAGCTAGGCAAGCGTATCGGCAAGATCTTATTCACACGGTGTGCTGCGAAAGCAGACGCCGTGGTGAATTCGTTTATGGGGACAATCTACAACATCCCCTTCACCACAACGCCAGAACTTGTTCAACATCTTGCCGAAGAAGTTACCCTCTATTATCTTCTTCGAACCGGCTACTTCGATGGCGTAGCTGGCAATGACAAAGAAACCGTTGACAAGATGTGGGATGATGCCATCGCTCAATTGACAATGATCGTCAAGGGTATCATGACGCTGGTCGATGTTAATCCGGCTGACGAAGGTGGCAAGATGAGTGCGCAGATTGATTCCACCACGCGCATATACCACCCATGGGCAGACATCGGCGATGAGCGAGACTGGGTGCCTGACGTGAATTACATCGAATCAATAGAGGCGGCGAAAGAATAGTGGCTAGGGCTATCATACGAGTCGGTGGCGTGGAAGTAGAGGTACTCTCTACTGGTGAAGATAAGATTGCTGCTGACATAAAACAGATGCGCGCCAACCTAAGGGACACTACCCCTGTTCTTAGGACTTGGCGCAAGCGCTATCTTTATGCTATAGCCACTCGCTTCAAAACAAACGGAGGACAGAAAAGATGGTCTGCGCTCAGCCTCAAGTCCACCGTTCCGCTTCGTCTGTTCGATGACATAACGCGAATTGGTACAGGGCCAAACTACCATGACAGACGTATGGGCGGCACACCGCTCAAGACTCTAGTATCCAGGATGTCATCGTACAAAAGAAACTGGCTATTCGAAGGATCGCAGCACGTAGAAACTATCCAGCCGAACGCAGAACAAGCAGGTGGCGCAAGCTGGACACTCGTCAACAAGAGTGTAAAGACGGTTCACGAGTTTGGCTATGAGGCCAAGGGCATCAAAGCTTTTCGAGGTAAGAAGGTTCCTGCTAGGCCAGTTGCCTGGATCGTCGGCGACGACGACATGCTACAAGATTTCCTCGAAGCATTCGACAAGCATGTATGGAAAGGCATTAAGGCCGGTGGGCTCAAAGGCCTAATCCGACAAGCAAGTGCTGGCATCATAACGAGCGGGGGTAATCCATAATGCCGCTCAGCCACAAAGCTTTGATAGACAATCTGGTAGAGACCTTTAAGAGTATCGAGAAGGGTGGCGTCGTAACGAAAGGCGACGGCCAAGAATACACTTATAAGGAAACGCCACGTCTGGTGAGCGATAACTTTAAACTGTGGACGGACGTAAAAGCGTTCCCCGCTATCTTCGTAAACACGGACAGCGGTGACTATGAGGGTTATCCAACCAGACAGTACAGAGGTGCAGAGCAATTCGTTATCACATGTTATGTCAAAGATAGTCACAGCGTAGAAGAAGAACTTGACAATGTGATGTGCGATGTAATCATAGCGTTTAGCCAGGATACTAAGCGCGGCAAGCTGGCAGCGGGTACGATACTCAATCGAGTAGAAACGGAAACTCGGTTAATCTCTCCGTACGGGATGGCTGAGATTTTCATCACTGTGTTACATCACTTCGGAGTCTAAGGGAAAGAGGTGAACCATGCCGGGCATTCCTGACATTGCGTTGGGTGCTGACGAACTATTGTACGTGTCTCTCGAAACCACGTACGGTGTTTGGAAGCGACCTGTAGCAGCCGATGGTGTGCGGGTCAAAGAGATCAATTTCGGCAGGGATCAAGAACGTGTCACGCGAGACGACAAACTCGGTACCCGTTCTCACACAGAGCGCATCAAGCGCAAGAAGACCGTCGAGTGGACTGTGCGAGCTTACCTCGTGCCGTCCGGTGTCGACCCGTCTGTCACGGCAACGCCGCCCGACATTGGCGATCTGCTCAAAGCCCTCTTCGGGGCAGAGACCGTCAACGCTGGTACCGACGTGACGTATTCGCTGGTTAGGGATCAGGACATTTCTCTGAGCCTACACCGCATCGACGATCACTTTGCCGAATCTCTCACGGGATGTGTTCCAAACAATGCGACCTTCCGATGGTCCGGCACCGACGAACCTGAGGTCGAATTCTCCGGGTTCGGAAAGAACTGGGTCATCACCAACACGAGCCTCGTAGCTGGTGGTGCTCCGATCCTCGGAACTCAGATCAACATCCGTGATGGTGAGAACGCACTGGACATCAACTCGGTTGTCCACTTCGTCACCACTGGCGGTGCCGATCTGGACAACGGCGGCATCGGATATCACATCAGCGCTGTGGACGCGGATCAGTTCCTCGTCATCGCCGGTGAGAACGACGACATCGATTTTGTCGAGAGCGCAGCCCCGTTGATCGCAACGCTGACCCCAGGAGTTTACACAACGCCAGCGCTCATGGCCGCTGAAATCAAGAACGCGATGGATGCCGCAGGTCTGGAGTCTTACACCACATCGTGGAACCCGACCACGCGTAAGTTCACCATCCTTCACGGCGGCGCAGCACTCTCGCTCCTTTGGCTCACGGGTGCCAGCGGTCCTGGTGGAACCAACACCAGTGCTGCTTCTCTGCTTGGGTACTCGGACGCTGCGGACGACACTGGCGTGCTTTCGTATTCCAGCGACTTCGAGGTTTGGAACGCCGTAGTCACTACGGACGAAGCGGGCGGTTGGGAAGCAGCGATCGACAATGACGCTGAGATCGCTCCTTTCTTTCCTACCCCGACTCTTCAGGGTCACCCCGCAACCTGTCTCGTCGGTTCGGTGGCGGTCGGTTCAGAGTACTTCAACACAACGGAAGGCTCGATCGAATACAATGGCAACATGAGTGCGCGCAATGACTTCTTCGGCTACGAAGATTCGCAGGGCTTTTCTGTGTCTGGTCGTCGCGATGTCAACCTGAGCTACACTTCTTACCTCGAACAGTCCTACGCTCGACGAGTCAAAGAGTTCCTCAGGTTCGATGAGACGCACAACGTCGTCATCACGTTCGGCGACACGCCAGGCGACATCGTCGAGATCAGCATGCCGTATTTGGAATTCGACAACAACCCGTTCACCGTTCCAGAGCAAGAGGAAGCAACGATCAACTTCACCGGTATGGCGCTTGACCCTGTCGCGCCATTCGAAGGTGAGATCAACATCGTCTTCAAGTAGACCGAAACTGGATATCGCCTCACCGTCGTATCAGATACGACATGGGAAGGGAGTACCGAAATGGACGTAAGAGGAAAGAGCAAGAACTTCTGGACCTGGTACGTTCCCGATTATGAATGCGGGGACGTCGTCAACCGATCGCTGAAGGGTGACGACCGGATCGAGATCGAGATCCACTGTCTCACCTACGGAGAACAGCAGGGCTACAGCGCCCGAGTCAAGATGATTGGCAAGGGCGGAAAGCGTGGCTTCAAGTTCAACACAGCGGACGTCGACAAAGAGATGTTCTGCGAGAATGTACGAGGGATCAAGAACCTGACGCTCAGTGGTTTTGCTTGTGAAACGGCAGAGGCGCTTTACGAAGACGGACCAACTGAACTGGTGAAGGACATCATCGAAGCGATCCAGGACGCATCGCACCTGGAGGAGGGTGATATAAAAAACTTCAGCGAATAGTGTACTTCCAATTACAGCACAAGCTTACTGATTGGGACTGCACTCGCTGCCAGGAAGAGGGTAAGGATGAACGGAGGAACTGTGAAGGCGATCCAGATAGGAAAGACTTTCAGTTCCTCTGTCATCCTTATCTCCCATCTACGCGCATTAACATGTGCCCGATGGCATTCATTCGAGAGAACCCCTTCTGTGAATGGCTCTTCAATCTTTTTTCGTTATGCCGACAGAACAAAACATTGCCAGCGGCAGGGGGTCTTTTGGATCAACCGGCTTTCTTAATAGAAGCTTTTGATGCAATAGAGATTGCTATCAATAAGAATGACAACATAAAGAAAGCCAGGGAAGAACACGATGAAGAGGTAGAGAGGCGAAAGCAGGAGAAAGAAGATGGCAAGAGCAGAACAAGAATACGTCGTAAAGTTTCGCATCCTCGACCTCGCCCAAAAGGAAAATCAACAGCTTCTTAGAAGCTTTGCTCCAATGTTCGGTAGCTTCGGTAACATTGTTGCAAACTTTGCAACGAGCGCCAGTGCAAGTATGAAGAAATGGGGGGCCACTGGCGCACTCGTTCTTTTCAGTCTTATCGCAGCATACAAGGCATTCTCTGTAGCTGTTGATCTGGCAAAGGATGCTGTAAGAACGTTCGCTGAGTTTATGAAGGACTCGATAAACTTAGGCGGGAAGTTCTCGAATACCCTTGTTCTTGTTGCGGCGGCCGCTGAGTCGAGTTCCGCTGCGTTTGAAAGGATATCTTTAACCTCTGCGCTTATTGGAGTAAGTGCCAACAAAGCAGCCCAAGGGTTTGAGACTCTTATCCGCGCCGGTCTATCCGGTGCTGAGTCAATACAAGTGTTCACCAACCTCGCACTATTCTCTCGCGCGATCGGTGAACGCATGGCATCCACCGCGT